ATTTATACTTTATTTCCTAAAGAAGTAGACGCACAAATAGCTGATGCTATTCTTGAGTTATTCCGTAAGAGGGAGCATATAGACATCTTTAATAAAAAAGCACTGTATATATACATTCGTGAGATTATTGACGCTAAAACCCCTAAAATCACCAAGATAGCCGACAAATTATATGGTATATTTAAACAATATTATTATTTCTATCTAGAAAACGGATATACAAATTTCTAATATTCATATTTATAAATAAAATACTATGAACGGATTAGACAATGTTGTGTTTGGTAAGAAGAAATTTTCTGATATATTAGAGGAAATTTACACCAATCAACAAAAAAAAGACAAACAAATATCTATCTTAATATCAGAACTTAAACCATTAGTACAAGAGATAGGTGATGCTACTCTTATTGTTCCTTTAATTAAAGAATACTTAGAGATAAGTGTTAAGAATGATGAACAATTAATTAAAATGGCTACTATCATTCAACGTATTATGAATAATAATACTGGACCAAATGATGGTAGTTTTGGTATATCTGAAGAAGAAAAACAACAATTATTAGCCGAATTAGATAAATTTAAAACAGAGGAATAATGGGTATAGATATTTCATTTGGTTCTGTTGGTTTAAGTAATGTAGTTTACACTTCAGGTAATACTCAAAGATCAAACACACTCCCTTCAGCAGCAGGAGGAAATTCATCTATCATATCAGTTAGAGTTAAAAAAATCATATTAGATAATTCTGATATGAAAATATTTCAACAGTTTGGTGAATGGAATAGTATAGGAATAATATTTTGGGAGGCGGTTGATAAACCAATGCCTGGAGATACATATAGTGAGAGTTTATATGCTTTACCTATATTCCCAAATATTAAACATTACCCATTAATTAATGAGGTAGTTTACTTACTACAATTAACTAACACTAATATAACTACAGATTTATCATCTAATAGTTATTATTATTTTCCACCTCTTAACTTATGGAATAGTCAAATTCATAATGCCATCCCAGGTTATGATAGTAATCCATCAAATGATGAAAGCCAAAGAACAGATTATAGAGCATCATTTCAAGGTGAAGTAAGACAAATAACAGATAATAGTTCTGAGATTAATTTAGGTAAAACATTTAATGAAGTAGTAGATATACATCCATTATTACCTTATGAAGGAGATATAATATATGAAGGTAGATGGGGTAATTCAATTAGATTAGGATCAACTGTTAAAAATGCTTATATACCTAATAAATGGTCTAATGGTTCTAATGGAATAAATGGTGATCCTATTATTATAATAAGAAATGGTCAATCCATGTATGATAGTGATTCATGGGTACCTGAAACTGAAGATATAAATAGTGATAAATCTTCTATTTATTTAACATCAAATCAACAACTTTTATTATTTCCTGCTAGTACTAATAATTTTGCTTTTGCTAAATCAACCCCTCCTACTAATGTAGGACAATATGAGGGAAATCAAATCATACTTAATTCAGGTAGGTTAGTACTTAATGCTAAATCTGACTCAATACTATTATTAGCTAGTAAAATAATTCAATTATCATGTAATGAAACTTTAGGAGTAGATGCTAAACAAATTGCATTAACAGCTAATAAAGTTTATTTAGGTTCATCTGAAGGAATAGAAGGAAGTAAAATACAATCAGTTGTATTAGGTGAAAACTTAAATTTTGTACTATCAGATATAGCTACATTCTTCAAAACTCTTAATATAGCATTTAAAACAGCCACTGATAGTAACGGTGCGCCTATTGCTTCATTACAATCTATAGCTAGTGATGCTGAGATGTTAAGTAATGATATTTTAAATATAGTAAACGCTAAAAATTTATTATCTAAAACAGTTAAAACAATATAATTATGCCAAGTCAATTTAAGGGACAAGTATTAGAAGAAAATGGAAAGCCTTTAAATCGATTAAATGTTGAAATTGACTACCCAGGAAGAGTAGGTGAAAGAATATACACAATAACAAATATAAATGGTGAATGGGAAATCACACTTGATGATAGTCCTGATCCAAAGGATGTTACTGTAAGATTTTATAAAGATGGTTATGAAACTAAAATTGTAATAAATCCACAGCCTACTGAAATATTAAAAGGTTTTATTGACCCAATAAAAGGAGGAACATTAGATTTAACAGGAAAATATAAGGATGGAAAATATGAATTTAATAGTTTTTCTGTAGAAACTCAAGGTTTAATTATTCAAGAAGCTCAAGATATATATCAATTTGCAATTCATAATTATGGTAATTATACTATAACAGTAGACGCTACTGAAACCCCAACTGAAAAAGAAGACATTAACATACAATACCAACTTCCAGGTCTTTTAGCTGAAGCAAGAATGGAGGAATTACAAAAAGTATTTGAAAATGAATTATCAAAAATATATAATAATAAATTATTATCATCGGGAGGAAGATATGTTATTCATAATCCTAAAGTAGAATTAGGTAATATTGATGTAGTGGAAAATATCAAACCAGGTGCTAAAATAAAAGTAAATTTTATTATCCTACCTATAACAAATATTCCTGTTCCTAATAGTGAAGAAGAATTTATTCAATTTTTAATAAATAATGGTTTTGAAAAATTAACTACTCAAGAAGCTATAGATAAAGCCTCAGTTTACCCAGGTAATTATCCTTTACAATATTTGGAGTATTTTTACTATGACCAAAAAGAAGAAAGATTCGCGGTTAAATATAAATCAGTACCTAATAAACCTGAACTTAAAAATTTAATAATACTTGGAAGATTTAATTTAATAATCCAATTAGATGGGAGTATTTATAGCTCACCAAAATATAGTTTTTATTTTGATTCAACTCAATCAAAATACACTGAGTTACAACCAAATCTCCAAAAATGGATAAATGATAATTTTATAAATCTTTCCACAAAAGAAAATATACGAACTGTTGATAAAGAAACTATAATTGGAGTGATTAAAAATATAGCCACAATATCATATAACTCAGATCTATCTCGTAAATCAACAAATCAAAAAGTAATAGATATTGATATGAATTATGTTAAAAGACATATTGAAAATGATATGGATGAAGCTGACAAACGAGAATTATATAATCTTTTAAGTAAACAAAGAGATATAATTCTAGCTAATGGATTCGCTGTAAATATAATTTTTTAAAAAACATAAAAATATGCCTAATAAATTTGAAGGCCAAGTCCAAGATAATTTTGATAGAAAATTAAAAGACGTTAAAGTAACTCTTACTGGTACTGGTATTCCATCAGGTACATTCACTAAAACAGATGAAAATGGTAAATGGATAATATTATTAAAACAATCTATTGAATCAAAAGATGTTACAGTTTCATTTACCAAATCAGGAATGGAATCAAGACAAGTAACTAATCCTCAACCTACTGAAGTATTAAATGGATATATTGATCCTGAAAAAGGTGGCACACTTGATCTTCAAGGATTATATAAATCTGGGACTTATCTTGTTACTTCATTAACAGAAGAATCTAAGAGTATATTAGATCAAGAACTTGAAGATTTATTTCAATTTATAAAAAATCATCCTGATAATACAAAAATAACTATTACTTCATCTGAATCTCAAGTTACAAATGCTGACAATGAAAACGGAGATGGAATTAATAGATCAGATGAATTTAGAAAAACACCTGGATCATTAGCGAAAGCAAGAGCAGAAGCATTACAAAAATATGTAAATATTTTTTTAGATAAAAAATATACAGAAAATCCAAATTTAGATTTAAAATTAAAACCAACTATTGAGTTTGGAGATATAACTAGAGTAGGTGGAGAACTTTGGGAAAGATATTATACTCCAAGTTCTACTAATCCTAATATATTAACACCAAATGAAAATCCTAAAGTTATAGCTGATAATGAACGATTATTAAAACAATATAATTCTAGTTCTTTAAACCCTGATGATAAAATAACAAGGACAGCTGATTTACCTAAATATAAACAAGATCAATATACACGTATAACAGTTGGAGTTAAATACGAACCCATAACAATAAATGAATGTTATGCTGGTAATTTAGTATTTGATGTTATGTATATATCACCAGGGGGTATACATAAAGAATTACAACCTCCTGGGGGAGTAGGTCATGATTGTGATAATGCTTTATTTCTAGTGACAGCTAATGGTGTATTATTAAAAAGAGATGACGGAAATGGATATGCTAGTATGAATAACAAAATAAATAAAGATGGAAAATCCCCATATTATTTCAAAGATAAACGTACAGAAGGCCCATTTTCTCAAACAGTGGAGGAAAAGTTTTTAAACGAAGTAAGACAATATGATAATTTACACTCAGGATATCATTCGTTCGGAAGATACATTGAACCTATAAACGCTAATTTACGAGCTGAAGCTAAAAAATCATTCACTGAAGCATCTCTTGGAAGATTTTATCCTAAAAAAGTAGGTGAAGTATTTTCTTTAGATTTAAATAATAAACCTATAGTTAATTGGGGGGCAGGTGAAAGATTTAATAGATTTATTATTGATTCATCTACCTTAAATAAAATAGTAGCTGGTCTTCCTGATAATGAAAAAATAATAGAATTTTCATTAACATGTATAAATTCAAGTACAGGTATAGATGATTATAATGGTATAAAAACTGGAAAAACTGATTGGTTTTTAAATTTTGATGAAAAAAATAAAGGATGGAAAAATGGTTGTCATAAAGGAGTTGGAACATTTAAACTATATAAAATAAAACAAGGAACAGGAGACAAGAGTAATAATATGATAGTATCATATGCCTCTAATTTCCTTATAGGAAAAACACCACCTGATAAACAACAAACTCTTTGGTTATTTAGATATGATGTATGCAACAACAAAATAACCGAATTCAACCCAGTTGTATTTAAAAATTTAGGTGAAGTTAAAGGTGAAGAGGAATCTGAATCTGAATAATTATCTAAACAATAATAACTCATATTTTGTTGTATCAAATGGATTAATAGTACTATATTTAGCCTTACTCCATATGACTCTATGTATTTCTCCTGTCTCTATATTTTGAATATCATAATGACTATACTTATCATTTTCAATCCAATTTAAAGAATCAGCAATTATTTTATAATCTTTACCTTTAAAAATAGATGAATCAACACCTACAAATTCAATTCTAATTGTATCCTCATAATTTTTCCAATATGTAATATCATTTGAACAATTATATGTTTCTTCATTTATATTACTATACTTAGTAATAGTACATGATTGAATTAAACATACTGTCAAACTAAATAATAATATCTTTCTCATAATCTTCATTTATATACTAAATATAATAAATATAACTTGGGAAACCAAACATAATTTCATATATTTATCACAAACAACCAAACATGAGTACACCTATATATAAAGTTAGTGATGGAAGTGTAATCACATTTGGTACTCGTGGTCCTTTAAGGTACGCTACTTTAACTAGACCTAATGGAGAAGTAATTAAAGGCAGAGAATGGATGTCTAGCGCTATTGATTATCCAGGTATAGCTGAGGAAATATTATTAGCTAATAATGTAGTTGATAACAATGCAGGAGGAGCACCATTACCTTATACTATTGAAGGAGGACAAGACTCATCAACAGAAAACTCTAAAGGAAATAATTTTGTTTATGCTATTCCTAGAACCACATTAAGTAAAGTAGCGGATGAAACTGCTTTAAATAATGCTAAAACTAATAAAGAAATCTTAATTCAAGATAATGAAGCTTTAAATAAAGCATTAGAACCAGAGTTACCTCCTGAAGTTAGATTTACTAATTTTGTTAATAGTCAAAAATCAACTATTAAAAAAAGATTAATTCCATTTGTTATAGGTTTAATAACTCCATTTGCTCCTCAAGTAGTCCCATTGATAATTTCTAATTTAGGTATAAATGGAGACACAACAGTAGACTCACTTAAAGACTCAGCTAATGCTAAAGCAGATGAAGCTAAAGCTAAAGCTGATGATGCTAAAGCAGCTTCTAATGACGCTAAAAATAAAGCTAAAGATAAAGAAGCTTTAAAAGCAGTAGCGACAGGTGCTGGAGTGTTCATATTAGGAAAAATAACTAAAGATCAATTAATTGGATTAATAGATTGCCCATCATCATCTAAAATACAATCAGTTATTAAATTACGTAATTCACTTGTTACCCAAATAAATGGTATATATAAAAATATTGATAATTTAACAAAAGTATTAGGAATAACAACTATTTCTATGTCTATAATTCAACAAGCAATAAAATTAGCTAAAGCCAACCCATACCCAGCTACTGGTATACCTCCTTTAGGATTACCTCCTTTAACATCAGGAATCCAAACAACTATAGCATCTTTTGTAGCTAAATTAGAAAAAACTATTGATAAGACTCTACCCACACTTACTGTAATAACTATAACAATTGCATCATTTGCTACTTTTTTAGGAATTATTTTAAAATTTTTAAATATGTTAGATATTATATTAGAACATTGTGCTGAAGATAAAGATATGGGTTTTGAAGCTATTAATGATGAAATTAATGCTTTAGCAAATCCAACAGTAACTGCTACACAAAACAATAATACTAATACTTATAAAGGATTTACTTTAGGAGTTAAAATTGATGAAACTAATAATAGTAAATATATTAGACGATACGCTGTAGCACAAAATAAACAAGGTATTGATTTATTAAGGACTGATTCCTCATTTGCATCTGATCCCGCAGTATTAATATCTCAATTAAAATTCATAATAGATTCAACTCCTAATATAACAGCTGAATAATCAAATATTTATAATCATATGAAAATCGAAGGACTAAAAAAATTAATCAAAGAAGCAGTACGTGAAGTAATTCAAGAAGAATTAAAAGATATTCTACTTGAAGCAGTTAAATCACCCAGAGCAGTAGTACAGGAAACTTATACTCCTATCCCTGTTCCTTTCCAACAACAATCCTCAACAGTAAATCATGATCTTAAACGTAATTTAAGAAGTATGATTGGAGGTGAATTTGATACAGTAATATCTGCTAATTCATCTCATGCTCAACCTTCTTATACCCCACCTGCATCAGCTAATACTATGGGTGAAGGATCAAGTTTACCTGGAGGTGAAGTAAGTTTAGATCAAATAATGGGATTAATGACTAAATAATGGCATATAGAGCACCTAATATAAATCCAATAGATGTAGGACAACAAGTTGCTATAGGAGTTCCTATTCCTTTTAATAGTCCTCAAGTATTTACTCAAACTTATACAACATCTGATCAAATAAAATCTAATTTAATTAATTTTATATTGACAGCTAAAGGTGAACGCCTATTAAACCCAGAATTTGGGACTACTATTAGACAATATTTATTTGAAAATATTAATAATAATACTTTACAGAATTTAGAAGACTCTTTAAGAGAGGAACTAACATTAAATTTCCCATCAGTTACAATTACTAATATTAAATTTAACCCCCAATACGATACTAACGCCATTAATATAGTTATTAACTATTATATACTTGGTGGTAACCCTAATACTCTCAATATAACAATATAATATGGCTACTGAAAATAGGAATATAACATATTTAAATAAAGATTTTAGTCAATTTAAAACATCTTTAATTGATTATGCTAGAACATACTTTCCCACATCATACAATGATTTTTCTACTTCATCCCCAGGAATGATGTTCTTAGAAATGGCATCATATGTTGGTGATGTTATGTCTTTTTATCTTGATAACCAAATTCAAGAAAACTTTTTACAATATGTAAGACAACAAAATAATATATATGCTTTAGCTTATATGATGGGTTATAAACCTAAAGTAACATCAGTCTCATCAGTTGATATTGATATCTACCAAAAAGTACCAACTATAAGCAACCAACCAGATTACACCTATTCAATATATATATCTGAAAACTTTCCAATAACATCTCCACTTCAATCTAATATTAAATTCCTAATACAAGATCCTATTGATTTTACTTTTTCAAGTTCATATGATCCAACTGAAATAACAGTATATGATAATAATTATTATCTTTTAAAAAAGACAAGAAAAGCAATATCAGCTGAAATAAAATCAACATCATTTTCATTTGGTTCACCTCAAAGTTTCCAAACTGTTGATATTAGTGATTCTAATGTTATTGGAATTTTAGATATAACTGATAGTGACGGAAATAAATGGTATGAAGTACCATACTTAGCCCAAGAAATGATTCTTGATAGTATAAAAAATACTAACATAAATAATCCTAACCTATCAGCTGATGGTGGGGAGGCACCATATCTTCTCCAACTTAAAAAAATACAAAGAAGATTTGTTACAAGATTTATAGATGATAAAACATTAAGAATCCAATTTGGATCTGGAACTAATACTTCTAATAATGATGAGGAAATAACCCCAAACCCAGATAATGTTGGTCTAGGATTACCTTATAGACAATCTAAATTAACAACTGCTTTTTCACCAACAAATTTCTTATTTACAGACACTTATGGTATATCTCCATATAACACAGTCTTAACTGTTAGATATTTAATAGGTGGTGGTCTTCAATCTAATGTAGGCTCAGGTACCTTAACTGTATTAAGTAATAAATCTGGTATTAAATTTCAAAATGCTAATTTAGATCCTACATTATCTAATGCAGTATTTAATAGTATAGCTACTATAAATACATTAGCGTCAAATGGTGGTGGAGCAGGTGATACTGCTGATGATATTCGTTTAAAAGCGATGAGTACATTTACAACTCAACAACGAACTGTGACATTAGATGATTATACAGTCAGAGCTATGTCATTACCTTCAGATTATGGGAATATAGCTAAAGTATATATAGAAGCAGAAAAGCTATCAAACTTACTACCAGGTGAAACACCTTCAATATTAAATTTATTTGTCTTAACTTATGATTCTAATAAACATTTGCAATATGCTGCTGCTGCTGTAAAACAAAATTTATCAACATATTTGTCACAATATAAAATGGTAAATGATTCTATTAAAATAAAAGACGCATTTGTTATTAATATTGGAGTTGATTTTGAAGTTACTGTTTTACCTAATTATAATAATAATTTAGTTATAGCTGATTGCTTAGCTAAATTAAAAGATTATTTTAATATTGATAAATGGCAAATCAATGAACCTATAATGTTAAAAGATCTATATATTATGTTAGATAATGTAGATGGGGTTCAAAGTGTTAGAACTGTAAATATAACGAATAAATATGGTTCATTACTAGGATACTCAAATTATGCTTATGATATAATGGGAGCAATGGTTAATAATGTTATTTACCCATCATTAGATTCAATGATATTTGAAGTAAAATACCCTAATAATGATATTAAGGGTAGAGTTGTAACATTTTAATATTTTATATTTATAATAAATGGCTATATACAAATTATTTCCTTCCCAAGATGCTACAATATATTCTAAATACCCTAATAAAAACACAGGATTAGATGAGATATTATCTGTAAGTATTGAAGACGCCCAAGACAGTGGTAACGCACAAGCTTCTAGAACTTTAATACAATTTTCATCTACTGAAATAACAGATGTTATTAATAATAAAGTAAGTGGCTCTAGTTGGAGTGCTTCTTTAAGAGGATTTCTTGCTGAAGTTAATGGATTAAACTCAGATACTATTCTAGAAGTATATGCTGTAACTGGCTCTTGGAATATGGGTACAGGTAAATATTCCTACTCTCCTGAATATACTAATGGAGTTAGTTGGAAAGACAAATTATCAGTAGATAATGAAGCTTGGATAACTAGTAGCTATCCATCAGGAGTAACAGGATCATATGGTTCTATAGGTGGTGGGGGTAACTGGTATACTTCATCTTATACACAGTCATTTTCATACTATGATGATAAAGATATTAATATAAATGTTACACCTATAGTTAAAAGTTGGTACTCAGGTTCAATAGCTAATAATGGATTTCTTATTAAACAAGAAATTGAATTTACAAATAATACCCAATATAATATAAATTTAGATTATTTTTCAAGAGATACTCATACTATCTACCCCCCACAA